TCTTTTAGGATGCCATGCACAATTTCGTGCCAGAAGGCTGTTTGCCTTTCTTTTATTGGATACTTTATTTTGGTGTAGCCACATCTAGTAGCCATCGTTATTGTTTTGGTTGTGTAATCTATTTCTGCCATGCGGCTTGGTAGCGTGGTAACTGTGGCTACTCCGTATTTGCTTTTACCTATTTTTATGGTCTTCATTGTTTTCCTTCGTTGGTTGTTTATTATTTAGCTTCTCCATACCTCTTACCTGCGCCTACTTCTGCGGCCAGCGGGATACCCGGCATGTAACTGGGTTCTTTAACCATTTGCTCAAGCACCCACTCTTTCGCTTCTTCAGTTTCCACATCGGAAACCAGCACAACTACCTCGTCATGCACTGTCAGCACACACGGATACCTTTCTTGTATACGCAGCATTCCGTCAGTCATTACGCAGCGGGCAAGCGCTTGAACGATGTTCTCTGTTAGCTTGCCGCCGTAGAGTTTTTTACGCTCTCCGTATGTCCACTGCACCCGGCCTTTTTCGTCGGGATTTCCATGTAGATTAGGATACCGCAAGTGTAAACCATTTGGCAACCCTACCCGCTCTTTCTCAAAGGCTAGGCACTTGTATTTAAGTTCCCTGCCATTGACTAGCGAGCGGCTAATAACGTCATCGCATATAGCCCAGAAGTTCTTGACAGCTTCTGCTGCGCTGCGGTATTTGTCTATGATCTGCTTGGCGGCTACGCAATGAATCATGATCTCATCATCACTGCACATTCTAGGGATTGCCAGCGCCTTCTCTACGTTAGGCGCATACCCCATAAACTCTGCCATATTCTCCTTAGTTACACCAAGCTGCTTAGCAAAAGCCCGGTCGTACATAATCGGCGGCGCACCCAGAAAGCCGGTAAGCAGTTGAGCGGCGAAGGAAGCCCAGCCCAGTCCATACCCAGCCCCTAGCAGCGCGGACTTGGCAGACTGCCGCAAGTCTGGATGACTCTCCTTGGTCATGCCCGGTACCCCGAACATCTGAGCGCCAAAGGCTGCGTATGCGTCCTGCCCAGAAGCAAAGATGCCTAGCAAGTCCCTGTAGTCAGTCAACCACGCCAGAACGCGCGGTTCAATCTGTGCCAAGTCGCATACCACAAGAGACATGCCCTCGGGGGCCATGATAGCCCGGCGCAGGAAGGAGCCACGTTTAAGGTTCTGTAGGTTAATGCCGCTACCCTTGGACGCCGACCACCGTCCCGTATGCGCGCCATAGTAGTTAAGCGGAACAGGCAACGTCCCCCGTTGGGCTATATCCAGAAAGCGCTGCGCCCTAGTTCTCTCTAGCGTACTTTTGACAGCTAGTCTAGCCTCGCACAGCAGCGATATATCCTCGTTATCGTGGTTAAGCAGGGCCTGAAACATGGCATCGTTCTTAGCGAACGCGTATGTCTTACCCTCCGGGTTCGGGGTCTTGGGTGTAGGCTTCTTATTCTTCAATGGCGGCTCGACATTTAAGCGGCGTAGTAGCTCGGCAAACTTGTCGTTACTAGCTAGAGCGGACTCCTCTATCTCCAGCTTAGCCAATAGCCCCTCACGCCGTATCTTCTCATCTGATATAGCTTCCTTCAACATGTAGGGGTCTAACTTCAGCGAGGGCGAAACAAACATACGCAGCGTTAAATCTATAAGCCACAACTCGCTAACAGGGTATCCTGTAGATAAGTTATGGAATACTTTCTCACACAAAAATACGTCGTGACTACAATAGGCGGCTAGTTCCGCTTCGATCTCTGAGGGCAGCGTGTCAAGATACCCGTCGCTACTGTGAACAGCTGTCCCCTTGGGGGGTAGCCCCATCTCCCCCGCCAATCTAGCTAAGCTATTGCCCACCTCTACACCCCGTAAAGCCCGGGCCATACTGAGAGAGTCAAATATAAAACATGGTACGTGTCCGTATATCCATGACAGTATGGCCGCATCGAACTGCGCGTTGTGGGCAAGGACCGCTGTCTTGCTCCAATCTATGCTTCTAAAAAACTCGGGCAGGTCTGCGCGGGATACCCACTGCGCCGGGGTGGGGTCGTTGAGATACTTCCATGAAGCCCCCCACGCCTTAAACCTACTATCCCGTATGTACTGCTCTGTAGTTACCTTGCTCAATGTATATGCTTTTTTACACCACGCTGTTTCAAAATCCAAAACGATTACATCTTCAAAAGGTAATATCAATTTAAGTCCTCTGGCCGCACTAAACTAGCCTGTCGTAAACTTGCGTTTACTTCTTGTACAAGGGTTTTAGCTTCAAGTGTGGTAGCGTTTAAAGAAAAAGTATGCACTGTAGCGCCATCTGAATAGATGACTACTGCTTTGCTATCGCTTTCGTCCCACAAGCATAAATGAACTATCTCATTTATCTTGTCTTGAAATACTTCTTTATACTCGCGCTCTTCTTCGTCAGTCATGGTTTTTCCTAATATCCGCTATAGCGGCCCTCTCGTACGCCCCGCTCATATAATGCTGCGGCGCTCCACACAACCGCGCGGCGCATTCCTTTAGCGCGAAGGGTTATATACCCTTCTCCATTCATGCTAATAACCAGATTCCTAGTGCCCTTGTCCATCACCGTCATATCTACTTCACGCGCCACTTCTTTCGATCCTTGCAGCTTGGTAGTCATCAGCGTAGTCCTGTTAGTCTATCAACCAGTAGCTGTATTTCTTTAGGGACTGGGGATAGCGTGTTTATTGATCTGGTTAGCAACTGCTCCAACACCTTCTTACCTTCCTCGTCAAACAGCAGCGCACCACCAGTATCATCGTTATACAGCTTCAGCAACATCATCCACTCCTAAAGTATCTATGTCAAATTTGGGGGAAGCGGTAATCCACTTCTCCTGCAGCCAGCACACGCCGAACGGCTCTGGAATAGCTTTGCTACCGTACGCTACTTCAAAGTCATCAAACAAATGCTTGTGCATTACATAGCGGCCTTTGGTGCCGTCTAATATATCTTCTATACGAGATGCTTTACTCTCTGATATTTTGCGGGGGCCGGGAGTGCTGCGTACCATGTGCTGGGTCAGTTCATCCAACCACTTCAGCCGCACTATTGTTTTATACAGCGCGGGTTGATGCGCCCTGAATGTGCTGAGTTTCTTATACTGCAGCGCAACTGCCAAGGCTTCAGCTTTTGTCTTGTAGGGTCTTGGCCTAGCCATTGATTCCCCGCAGCTTCTTTACGTTGGGGATGTTCAAAGACTGCTGCATCTTTGCCTTCAGTATAGTCTCCCGCACATTGGTATGCGCGGAGCTGGTGGGTTTGAACTTGCACTTAGGGTCAAGAATATATTTGTTCTTGCTGCGAAGATACTCTATAGCTTCGTTGAGCTTCATATTAACTCCCGACAAAGAATTTGTAATCCCACCCATATCCCTTACACACTGCTCTGGCACGTTTACGGAAGTCCGCGTTGTGCTGTGCTGTGTTGTTGGTTTTATGGATGGCCTGAACCAAGTGAAGCATCTCGTGTGCCAAGGTCTGTAGCACATTGAATAGATGATCGTGGCTCACTGCAGAAATTTTTATACGATGCGGCTTGGCACCATCGCTGCTTTCAATAAATTCCCCCAAAACATCCTTGCGTTTGGGTAATTCAAACGTAACCCACTCGCTACCGGGCAACCCCCACTTATCAAACGGAGGGAGCTGCCGGAGCATGTCGTACATAACGCCTAGATGTTTGGGGTCGTATTTCAAAATGGTGCCTCCTCCACACTACTTAAGTAGAGCTTTACCCTTCTTGGCTTTTTTGGCTTTGCCAATTTTACCGGTTTTTCGCCAGTAGGCTTTGTTTCGCTTGGTGTATTTTCGCTTGGTGGCGGGGAACTCTTTATCAAGCTGCTCGGAAACGGCCACGACGTGGGGACTAAAGTCGCTTGTTTCGAGAGTGTCGCGGGGTTCGATTTTATAGGGGACTTCATCTACCACCTCCCGTTGATATTTTTTGCCTTCGATATTAGCCGAAAGCAAAAGCCACATACCATAAACAAATACTGCGCCAACCAAAAGTATGACTGCATAAAATAAGATTTCCATTATTTTTCCTCTGCTTCGTTAATAACACGGTCTATCAACGCCAAGTAACCGATAGCATCGACCAGATTATCTTGCTTCATCTCGTGCATCTGCCTACTCATTTTCAACAGCACCATCATCCAGCATATGTCCTCCTCTGTTAGCGGGGTTTTAACCCCGTACTTATGGTTAATGTAACTTCTCCACATACCTGCAATACGCCGCAGGTTGATTGCAGGGTGCCCGTAAGTCTTTTCCCTGTCACCAAAGATGATGTCGCGGGCTACGTCTATTGCGTGTTTGTCTGTCATCTTACGATCTCCAAATGTATTCACTGTGGTGCGTAACCTCTGTCTTGTTGTCACACACATCGCAGTGATCGTGCTTCCAGCTACCCCGCGCCCAGTCGGAAGGTTTGCCACCCATCTTACCGGCGCAGGTCATGCAGATGTTGGCGTATTTGATTTCGGTATCAAACTCGTATTCTTTCTTGTCAAACGTAGAGCGCATAAATAGTTTCAT